TCCCATGCATCTTCCTCTGTATAAACTGTATCCATGCAATCAGCAACAACTTTCAAAGTTTTATCAACCATAACTTCTGGATCATCTTCTAAATCAAAATTATTTTGAACAAATTGGTTAAGTGATGGATATTTCATTCTCATAGTCATTTTATCATCAATCACAACGTCAGTTGTGTGACCCTTTGGTTTGATAACCTTAATCTCATCCACATATATTGTAACTGGAACTGTTGTCTTTCCATCATCAGCACAGGTGACTGTCATTTTGATGTCTTCACCAATAGACTTTGCACGAATATTTAAGAAAACATATTCAATATCAAACGTAGGAAGACTATCAACATCAACTCCTCTAGTTAAAATGCATTTCTTCAATACATCTGTCACAGCATTAGTGATTTCATCTTGATTTTTTGATTCTAATGCTAAAATTAAAATCTTCTCCTCTTTGACAAGGAAAGGTCTGTATTTAATTTTTTTATTTGATGAAGGTAACTTCAACTCATATGTAGGAGTTTCAATGGTAGGTAATGGCATAATATTTTATTCAGTAATTTATTTAGTAGAGACCACCTTGTCTGTTAGTTGTAGTTCCTAATGCTAATCCACCTTGACCACCTCTTCTTTCTTGTTGTTCTGGTTGATCCCTTGATATTTCAGAGAATAATTTTGGATTAGATGGTAAAAACTCACCGTTTATCGGAACTTGATGAGTATCATTATAACCAAAATCAGTAAAGAATCTATCGTAAGCAAGTTGCACACTACATCTTAACACATTTGAGTCGCCGTAGGCAACTCTCATTGAAGTTAAATTAGTAGGCCACACATTAACGAATTCATATGTGGTTAACCTAGATTGATATTCTGTTGATGATCCACGATCTTTAAAAGTGTCTCTTTCAAATTTGGTGAGATGAATTATCTCTTTATAATCATCTGGATAGTTAAATCTTCCGTAAGCATTTAAGTCTCTTTTATTTGTAGAGATGGGATTGATGTATGTCATCCACTTCTCTAAAACTTCTAAAACCACCATGTCAGCGTCAAGATAAAATGTTAAGTTGAGAGGTGGAAAACTTCTAAGATTCGGAAATTCCTCTTGAATACCCTGATGATGACCTACAGCGAGACTTGTTTGAAAAGATGTGCCTGGAATTTCTGCTTCAGTACATAATATTGACATTTTATCTTTATAACTTCTACCCTGAGATCTTTTATCACTTGGAAGAGGTATTGAACTACCAGAAAATTGTCGAAAACCATTACTTCCTAACCATCTATCAGCTTTACCAAAAGAAAAAGTAACTTGATAAAAGGTATCAAGAGAAGGCCGTGCAACGGTATCTCTGATATCCTTCATATTTGGTTTAAATATGTCAGATCTTCTTGGGAATATACTTTTACTTGCCACGATAAATAAATTTGTGTTGTTATTACTATATATGAGCTATAAAGGGATATATAGGCCTTCTAACCCCAAAAAATATAAGGGTGATCAATCTAATATTATTTATAGGTCTTTGTGGGAAAGAAAATTCATGAATTATTGTGATCTGAACGAAAATATTCTTGAATGGGCGTCTGAGGAATTTTGGATTCCATATCTAGATCCAACAACAAATCGTGTTCGTAGATATTTTCCTGATTTTTTCATTAAATATAAGGATAAAGATAATAATATTCGCAGATCTGTGATTGAAGTAAAACCAATGAGAGAGACACTTGAACCAAAGGCAACAAAAGGTAAATCGAGAAAAACAATGATAAATGAGTCAATAACCTACGTTAAGAATCAAGCAAAATGGAAAGCAGCGAGAGAATTTTGTGCAGATCGTAAATTAGAATTCAAAATTATGACTGAAAAAGAATTAGGAATCCGATGAGCATTCTTCAAAACATATTAAATAAAGTTGGTGGTCAAGTCAATGAGGATTATTTTCGCAGTCAACTAATTGAGGAACTTGGTTCAACAAATTTTAATGATGACTATGCTGATACTGGTGGATTTGCTCCTGGCGAATTGTATTTTTTTACATATCAAGCACAAACAAAACAACCATATTATGATCAATATCCATTATCATATGTGATTGAAATGACCACAGGTGGATTTTTAGGTTGTAATCTTCATTATGTTAAATTAACCCAAAGAGAAGAACTTGCAATGAGCTTACTAAATAACTCTGCTCAAGGTTCAATATCTGCACCTAGAAGAACACTGCATAAATATCTTTATACTGGTGTTAGAGGGCAACCATATCGTATTCCAGAATCTGAGTGGACTGATGTAGCACAATTACCCACTGAAAGATTTGTTGATATGAGAGGTATTAGTGTTCCAAGAAACAGAATTTATAACACAAACTAATGGCAAATGTAAGAGGGTCAGGAGCAAAAAAAAGAAGTAGAGGATACGATATAGAGGGATCAAAGTATTCCTTTGATATTGTTGATGATAAAATAGTTGGTATAAAAAAAGCAGATGATAATGGACAATTCGGAAACTCACTTGTAAATGAATATCTAAATCCAAGATTAAGCACTTTTGGTGATATTGCAGCATCAGATGAGGCATTAAATGCTTATAATATTGCAAAGCATGGGTCAAATAAAAACGCATATGAAGATTCAGCAGTTCAAGCGACCTCTGCTGAGTTACAAGATTATTTTAATGAACAAGGTAAAAAAGCTACAAATCAAGCTGCAATTGCTATTGAAGAAAATCTTGAAGACACTTTTTATGGAGGATATACACCAAGTAGACATACTGAGGGTGTGTATGGAAGAGAGTATGGTTATGAAAGAAAAAATAGACTTTTAAATGAAATATATGCGTATCCTTCAGACATCAACACAGATCAAGATCATTTAAAGATACAAAAGTGGGAATATGTCAGACCAAATATAAATCAAAGTAAACCAAATCAAGGTCTTGCGAAACAAGATACAAACGTGGCTGGTGACAGTGTAAAAGGTAGCAAACTTCAAGGATCTGTTCTGTTACCAATGCCAAAAGTAGTTGATGTAAATGGTGCTGATTGGGGAGAAAATAAAATCACTGCTTTCGGACTCGGAGCTCTAGGTGCATCAGAGGGACTTGGAAAGTTAATAGGTTTAACGCCAGGTTTAACTAATGAAGAAAGAGAAAAACAGACAAAGGCACTTGATAGATTAAAAAGTGAAGGTCAATTTGGTTCAGGGTTTGGTAGTAAAGAAGAGAGAGAAAATTTTAGAAAAGCTCTTGGTTCAGCAGCTTCAGTCTCAGTCACATCTGGAGTCGCTGGTCTAGCTGGAAATGCACTAGGAACTCAAATTAGTCCAGACACATTTCTTGCAAGAACTGGTGGTGCGGTCTTAAATCCAAACGCAGAGATGTTATTTCAAGGGCCTGTAATTCGTGATTTCAACTTTAGTTTTCTGATGATTGCGAGAAGTGAGGATGAAGGTAAACAAATTAGAAAAATAATTAAATGGTTTAAAAAAGGTATGGCGCCAAAATTTAGAAATACAACTCTCATCAAGAGTCCTGATATATTTACTTTAGAGTATAGAAATGCTGGTGGTTTATTGAAAACTGTGAATAGATTCAGTCCTGGCGGTCTTGCATTAACAACCGTAAACGTTGATTATGCTCCAAGTGGATATTGGTCTGCATATCGTGATTCTCAACCAGTTGCAGTTAAAATGGATCTTAACTTTACTGAATTAAGACCAATATATGAAAAAGATCAAAAAGATGATGATGTCTTCAGAGGATCTGATAGCGTAGGTTTCTAAAATGACATACTCAGGTTCACCAAATTCATATTTCAGACAAGTTCCAAAACTTGACTATCCCTCATTAACAAATGATCGGACTTCTGTATATGATTTTCAAACTGTTAAAAATTTATTCAAAAGAGCTGTAATTCGTGATGATATTTTTGATGAGATCACCGCATTTACAAAATATTCTGTAGAGGGTGATGAAAGACCAGATTCTGTAGCATATGATTTTTATGGTGACTCTGGACTAGATTGGGTTATTTTGACAACTAATAATATAGTTCATGTTAGAGATGAATGGCCAATGGGAAATCAAGATTTTCTAACTTACCTCAATGCAAAATACACAGAAACAGAATTATCAAATATTCATCATTATGAAACAGAGATACTTAGAGATTCAAATGGTCGATTGATTCAACCAGAGGGACTCAAGGTTCCAGCTGGACACTCAGTTACTTTTTTAGATCGTGGTGTTTTGAGAACTGAATCAAAATTAAAATCATTCACTTTTTTACAACATGAAATTGATTTAAATGATGCAAAAAGAAATATCAATATTTTAAAAATAGAGTATCTAAGTTTATTTTTAGAGAACGTGGAGGAGATTATGGAATATAAAAAATCAAGTCAATACATCAGTGATGATTTGAAAAAAACAGAGAATCCACGCACAATTTCACCATAAAAAAAGAGGTCGTTTTGAACGACCTCTGGCGTAAAAAATGGCCCGAAAATTTTTTCGGGGTATTTTCTAATTTTCAGCTAATTTTGCAAAATAGCTGAGTGCATCTTCCTCATCCTCATCTGTATTCACAGAGGATGGAGTTGTGTCAACAACAGCACGACCTTCACTTAGATCTTCCAAGTTATTATCTTCATCAATAACTTCTGGATCTTGTCTTCTTGGTGCAACAGTTAAACCGAGAACATAATCAAGTCTCTTCTTGAGATCTTCATATGATTTAAACTGATCTGGAGCAACGAGTTCTGCAAGTGAGTATTCTTGTTTCCAAACTGTCTCCATTGCATCGTCATCATCTAGAAGTGGAGCAGGAGCAGCAAACTCAGATGAGTCATAGTTCCAATACCCAGCAACCTTTTTAATTTTGATTTTGAAGTTTGCACCAGCCCAGAAATCAAATGGGTTGATTGCTTGTTCATCTTCAAACTCAGGTTGCATTGCAGCAGTTATCTTATCAAAGATTTTCTTTCCATATCTGAACAAGAATACTTTACCTTCATTCGCTGGGTTTGAAGGATCTTTGACAACATAAACGTTACTGTAATAAGATAACTTACGTTTTTGTTTTCTTGCAATCTCCTTGTCTGAATCAACACCTGAGTTCCAAAGTTGTGAGTTATGCTCAGAAACTGGATCTTTTTGACCAAGTGTTGTTAGTGAATTCTCAATATACCAACCACCAGATGCTTGGAATGCATGTGTGTAGAGTTTTGCCCAAGGCAAATCTTCTCCGTCTGGTGCAGGGAGAAATCTGATTACTGCGTAACCGTTACCTGCTTTATCTACTTCTGGTTTCCATAAACGATCATCTACACCGTTTGAACCTTTGTTCATTTTTTCCACCTGACTAACAAGTTTTGCAGTCAGAGAACCAAGTGAGGATTGTTTTTTAAGATTAGAAAAAGACATTAGATTTTATTAGATTAATTTTTACTTGTGTTAAAAAGACCATCTGCCCGACTCATAGAGTTGCATCTTAGGTCAAAAAAGAGGGAGGTTGGATTCCTGTGTACCAACAAA